CTTGCCACACATTGAACATCAACAACCAAATCTCCTTCAGTCAATGTTTGGTCAATTGGAATCAAAATATCATGGTTGCCTGTAAATGGTCCATAGTTTGTGCCTGAACCATCTGCATAAAAATCGTAGTTGTTTGCCCCGCCAATAAGGCCAGCAGCACCGTTGTAAAAACTTTGACCTCTTACCCCGTGCGCTGCCGCATTAGAGTTTGTTCCAGCCGCGGCACCCAATACACCTACAGCATCAATGTTAGTCGTGCCATTGACTGACGGCGAGGAAGTAGAAGAAAAGGCGGCATTATCAAAAAGACCTATTCCGCAAAAAATGTTATCAGCAGAAACAACTCCAGTGCTACTGACAGAAAATGCTGAATTACCAGCAGAACGACCAGTACCAATATTGATCGTTCCACCTAATAGATTGCCTGTGAAATTTAATTGCGCACCACCCCAAAAAAGACCTTGAGTTGTAAAAGCAACAGTTGAGTTTGCTCCAATTAAATCAAGAACAGTTCCAGCGTTAAGTTCAGAAATTTGAAAAGTGTTTGTTGTTACGTTGACGACAACATAAACCTTATTGGTTGTAATGTTAGAAACAGAACCAATGTTTGTAAAAATCAATTGGGAATTGTTTGCATAACCATGACTTGCGCAAGTAATTGTGTTGGTGCTTACATCAGCAGTTCCACTTTTAAACGAACCAATTGAAAATTTGTAAGTTGTACTGTCGTAACCTAAAAAGAATCCTGAACCCGTGTTGTATGCGGTTTGACCGCCACGAATGCTTCCAGTTGAGCCAACAGTCAATGTATCTTGAACTGTCAAAGCACCAGTGTTTACGGTAATAGCAGAAAGAGTGCCGACTTTCAAGCTGCTAATGTAAGGCGTACCCCATGAAATTTGATTGGTTACGGGGTTATATGTGCCATCTGATTGATACAGAGAATCAGTGCTAGATGGGTTTGGATCAGATGCCACCCATGTTGCAGAAAATCCCCAAGTAGCCAATGATTGTGCGCTTGAAGGAAATGATGATGCACCAGTTGTTGTAATTGTTCCGCTTACAGGTGAAGGATTGCTTGGAACACGCGCAAAACATAATTTTGCAGAAAGTCCATCATTACCAGTTGGACCAACACTGCCAGTAGGACCAACACTGCCTGTTGGCCCCAAACTACCAGTTGGACCTGTTGGACCTGTGTTTGCAACTGGAGACCATGTAAACGATGCGCTAATTGGACTCCGAGTTGATTTTGCTAAATCATTTCCTACGAGATAACTGAAATAGTATGTTGCCGATGTGCTTGCTCCTGTAGGAAGAACTTGATTGGCAAAAATGTATGTGCTGCTTGGGGTAACTGGTTGCCCATCAATTGTGCTTGCTGCTGATAACAATTTCCAATCGCTTGATGCGGGTGTTGCTACAGTCGTGTAATACAACTCGCTATATGTCACACGTCCCGTTGCAGGAATTGAAATTGAAACATTAAAGTTTGGGATTGCGCTGCTTGGATTGCTTGAGCTAACTGTTGGAGCAGACAACGGACTGAAATAAGAAACAGAAGGCAAATCACTGTTTGCTGCTGGCGCATATTGAGTGATGTCAAAATCATCGTAGACAGATGCGTTGTATTCATTCAATTCCAACTTTGCACCAAGACTTCCATCAGGCAAAGATGCTTCATTGACTTTGACAACTCGAAACAGCTTGCTTGACCATCCATAATCTGAGTTGGTTACGCTAACAACAGCGCCAGCCTCTACCTGAATGCCGTAGTAGGTTGTGCTAAAACTGACAATCAAATCTTCACGAGCTTGCTCAAGAATTCGATTTGCCAAATATTGCGCTTGAACAGAATCGTTGCAAAGATCATATGTGACGCTATATTTATTGACAGGTTCGTTGGGATACAACATCTCACATGGCGTAGCAATATTGACAAAGTTTGGCTGATCTCTTGCGCCTTTGTCAGGAAACTTTGCTTCAACTTGATTGACAGATTGCGTAATATCAGTTGCACTAACGCGCACTTCGCCAATGATGTTGTTGTCATTAAACGAAAAAGATGGCGTTTCAGCTTTGTTGACAACAATAGACCATTTGCCCAATGCTGCGTTGTAAGCCATCCAAGAATCAGAGCAAGTCATGATCTTGTCAAGATTGCTCAATACTGGTTGTCCTGCATCAAGTACACCGTTGATGCGATAACGCGACTGAGTTGAAGGACCGCCACCAGAAGGCGTGTAAGTGATTGTCTGATCTGCGTATGCGTTTAAAGCAGTAGCAGATGTTGCGTCAACAAAAGAAGGATCAACAGCCCCGCCATATTTTGTGTTTGTGATGTAGTCGTACCAAACATCACCTGGCTTTGCAACGCCAGTGCCTTTAAGGGCTTGTTTTACTTTGAACGTAATTGGTGACAGGCTTGTTGTGCCAGCATCTTGGTTGTATTCAAGACGAACAATTGCAAAAGCCAAGCCGTTCATTTGCCGACCAGTAGAAGGCCATACAAATTCAGATGCAAGTGAATGCCCAGCAAAAGTGCTGCCCATGACTACGCTAGGAGAAAACCAATTTACATTGGAGATAACTCCTGCATTTGTACTGGTGTAAAGACCAATATACAAAGAGCCATTGATTTTTGTTTCTACATTTCCAGCTTCATCAGTTAGGCTTGCAACTTTAGCTGTGTCGGTTGTATCAAATGTGATTTTTCGATCACCGTAATACATATCTGTTGTATCAAACGTAAATTGCCCATCAGCACTGATGCAAGAAACAGCAATAACGTAATACATCACCTTTTGATCTGTCGTAATTACGGCATCAACAAAAGTACCACCCAAATAAGCATCGCCATAAACAATGGGAATTGCGTTTGTGCTTGAAGGGGGAACTTGCTGTCGTGTGCCGCTGTCTTGTGGTCCTTGTTGATCTTGACCAAATACACGCGACACAATAATCGATACAGCAAAGTTCACGGCAAACGCCGCTGCTGTAAGAGCAAATGACGCTGCGACCCCTGCCGCCGATACACCAGCCGCCGCAGCGACAATCATTGTTCCGACCATCTTTTACTCCCGTACAAACGATGCGCCCAAGGGCGTGTAGTTGCGTTTTGTGTAATCTATCAACGGACCGTTAGCAGATATGCTTGTGACAACAAAATCAATGTCGCCAGCTTTAAGCATCGCCGTAGCCCGTTCATCAAATGCTTTCCATAGCCTGCCACCAATTGATCCATTTCTGTGCTCAGGCTCAACCCACCACAAAAGTTCATTCAACTCTTTCAACTTTGGAGACCAAACATTGCCTTGCTTTATAGCAATGATGGCCCCGCGCATATTGTTGTCAATGTAAATAAAACCCCGTCCAGCAATGATGCTAAACAGCAGTTCTTCAACATATCGAGGGAAATGATTGTGCTGTTGTCCAAGAGCCTTGATTGGCGTCTCGTATGAATACGCCTCAACAATCTCAAGCAGTCTTGGTATATCGTATCTTGTCGCAAGTCTTATCATTTACACACCGTCCCCGGTTCCATTGTTTGAATAATCTGGTGTCGTCAAATCGGTTGATTGTGTTTGAGTTTGTGGCGGCTTGCCAAAATCAAAATAAGTGTTTGCAATCGTAGCAACACGATTCATGCTTGTATCGCCAGGATACAAGAATTGCCAGCTAGATTTGTTTGTCTTAACGCCACCAAGCCTGTTTTCCAAAATGCGCCGCATTGAAGAACAAGCAATTGAGCAAGTGGCAATCCGTGTGCGCAATTCAGAATTGAAGTCTTCTGTGATTGACACACTGTTAATAATGCCTTGATAACGCTTAAAAAACTGCGTTGTAGGCGTAGTGATAATTTGGTTGTTTGAGTCAAAGAATCCGCGCCAGACTTCAACCAAAGAACCCTTGATGTCATTGCCAAGAATTAGACCAATGTTTGCAGGGTCAATGCCTGTCAAAGCAATAGTCATGTCATCAGATGTTGAACGCATATCACGCTGAACATCTCCAACATTCAGCAAAGCGCCAAGGTTCGCAAAAGTAATTCCGCCAACCGTAATTGGAGCCGCCGCATTGCAAAACGTATAAACGGTTTCAGCAGTGCCAACCGTCAGCTTTACAAACTCTGCGTGTCTAATTTGTGGCCCATTAAGAGCCGCCATTGTTGTCATGTAATGTACTCCCGAAAAACAAAGGGTTCATCCCATTGAACAAACGCGCCGTTTGTCATTGGGTTCAAAGTATACGTTGGACACTTTTCTGCCACAACTGTAAATGTGCAAGCATTGCCAATTGACACAGTTGCACCAGAAGAAGGATTGCCAATCAATGGCCGATGAATGTTGACAGAAGACCCAGCAGAGTCCGAAGTTACCTTGTATGTATATCCGCCTACCATAATGAAATCACCCGCCTTAAACGTTCCGTTAGACGTCAAAGCAAGCGTTTGCGTGTTGGGAGTAGGCGTACCGTTCAATGTGGCAGCAGTAGCCGTTCCAAGCGACTTGGTAAACCAATTCAAATTGCTTGTGTTGAAAGTAATGGTTTCTGGCAACTGACGGTCTTTATTGTCAATTGCTTGAATGACATCTCGTACTTGCGGGT